TACCAAGGACGAGAGGTTCGTTGGTAAAACGACGATTCTTGGGGCGGGCTACGGCATGGGAGCGGCTAAGTTTCAAGCACAACTTAAAAACTTTGGCGTGTCTATTGAACTCGCAGAAGCGAAGCGCATCATTGACACATACCGACTGACATACCCCATGATTCCCGAACTGTGGAAGTCTGCGGGGCAAACCCTCAAGGCCATATTGCAGAAGCAGCACATCACTTTAGGGCGGAACGAACTGTTGAAGGTTGAGGGCGACAACGGTATTATTCTTCCCAATGGTTTGCGCCTGCGGTATCCGAACTTGCGCCTATATGAGAATGAGGAAGGCAAGGCCGAGATCGTCTACGACACCAAGAAGGGCAGGGCAATCATCCCCAACCGAATCTACGGTGGCAAGGTTGTTGAGAACGTATGCCAAGCATTGGCCCGTATCGTGATCGGTGAGCAGATGCTGATGATTGCGAAGAAGTACCGAGTAGTGATGACAGTGCATGATGCTATCGCTTGCATCGTGCCCGAGGCCGAGGCTGAAACCGCCAAAGAGTTTGTTGAGTTGTGTATGCGCCTACGCCCTGCGTGGGCACCCGAGTTACCCCTGAACTGTGAGGCTGGATATGGACAAAGTTATGGTGATTGTTAAAGGAGAACTGATGGTTGATTACGCCTACCCCTGCATGATGGCAGAACGCGCCCTAAAGGACGCCCATGATGCGATGCTTGACCGTGAATATGACGAAGCCATTGAGCACACGCTCAGAGCAATGGCCGAGGTCAAGCTGATGTTGAACGCGATCAAAGAGATGAAGCACCAAAGAAGGACGTGCAGACATTTATTCTGTCGCCCGAAGTTGCGTTAAGCGCCGAGATGCTTGTACGTTCAAAGTCTTTCAAGATGCCCAGCCTCGCTGAGTTGCACATGCCGTACCCGCATACGGTGATTGAGTATCCGCTAACAGAGGACATTCGCAAACTACGCGATAGCGGAACCATCAATGGCATCGTGGAGATAACACGCATTGGCGCATATATCCATGAGCTTAGTGAAGGTGTGTTCACTTGCTTGCCATACTGGGAGTTTGTTGACGGTCGCATTCAGCACAGCTTCTTTACATTTTTGTTTGGCATGGACGCCCTTGGCGCGTTTAAAGTGTCTCTTAGCTCTAAGGCCGACGGAGAAGGCGCTATTGATTGCAACCTCATTCCATGCCCAGCGTTTATCGTAGCCGCAGAAAAAGCGGGGGTCGTACCTGAACGCTTGGCGCAAATATTTCACGCACCTGAGACACAACAGCACATCAGGGAAGCCGCCACAGAAATCCCATGTCTTATGTTTGCCTCTTATCTCTTGCTTAGCTGTAAGAGCGGGGTAGGTCGGACTAAGGTTCCCGCACGGATACCGCCTAAAGGCGCGAAGCTTGGTGGTAAAAAACAGAAAGCGTACTCTGCCAGTGCGTACACACTGTTGCATTTGGAAGAAATTGAAAGCGCCACCACCGATGGTGTTGTCAGTCGTCGCTTAGATATTTCAGCCCATTACGTGCGGGGCCACTTCAAGCAACGCAAGAGCGGTATCTATTGGTGGAATTCATTTGTGCGCGGCAACGGGGAACCCCGTCAACGCGAAGCTTACTTGGTAGAGGAGACAGCATGAGCATCGTCTGGTCGTTCAGCAGTCTGAAAACATTTCAGCAGTGCCCCAAAAAGTACTATCACACCAAGATAGCCAAGGATATTGTTGAGCCCGACACACAGGCCACGCTGTACGGCAAGACTGCCCATACTGTGGCAGAGGAATACATCCGAGACGGCAAGCCCGTCCCACCTGCGTTTGAGTACATGCTGCCAGTGCTGGAGACGTTGGACGTAATCCAGGGGGAAAAGCTATGTGAGGTCAAGCTGGGCTTAACGGAGAACTTGGAGTCATGCGAGTTCAGCGCACCGGATGTATGGTGGCATGGCATAGCCGACTTGGTAGTCATCAACGAAGAGAAACAGTTGGCGCACTCAGTGGACTACAAGACCAGCAAGAGTGCGCGGTATGCGGACGTCAAGCAACTCGATCTTGTGGCGGCTGGTATTTTTGCCAAGTTTCCGAAGGTCAACAAGGTGAAGTCGGCTTTGATCTTCGTGGTGAGTAAAGAGTTTGTGAAGGCCACCCACTACCGGGAGATGATGCCCAAGTACGTGGAGAAGCCAGCGCAAGATGTTGCCCGTATAGAGGCGGCACTGAAAAACGGAATATGGAACCCCATCCAAGGGCCACTGTGCAAATTCTGCTCAGTGAAGCAATGCGAGTACAACAGGAGTTGACATGACAAAGATGACAAACCAAGAAGTTGACACCGCCCTGATTCTTGAGGGCGAATTGAAACGCCGAGTAACCGAGGTACTTGGCCAAGTCGTACATGGAATTGTGCGGAAAGCGATGGAGTCGCAGTTTGCCGACCAAAAAGCCAACATGCTGATGGAGATTAGCTTGTCAGTTGGTAAGATGTTGAGGGTCATTGAAGAGGAGGGGCGCAATCCTTTATGGGAAGCAACCCCCGCAGAGTTTGGCTTGACCCGTGAAGAACTCAACACCCACAGCATAGGAGGCTCAAATGCCCTACGTGAACAAACCCCGACCCTATAAAAAGGAATATGAGCAACAGCTTGCCCGAGGTGAGGGCAAGTCAAGGCTGGAGCGCCAACGCGCCAGGGAAAAGATCGACAACAAGAACACGGACGCCAATGGCGATGGACGTGCAGATATCAGAGAAGGTAAAGACGTTGCGCACCGCGTAGCTCTGTCCAAAGGCGGTTCCAATAAAAATGGTGTACGTTTGGAAGCCCCAAGCGCGAACCGATCGTTCAAGCGTGGGTCAAACCACAAAGTTGTATCAGAAGTCAGTACGAAGGAACGTAAGAAAAAATGACGGATGAGCATATTTGGCTTTTGAAGTATGGCAGTGGTTGGGTGCCGTGGTATGAGTTGATAAGCGGCCCTGTGGGGGAACAAGAAGTTGACTCCACTCATTCACGTCTTTTAGACGCAGGGAAACTAGAAATCGACAAGAACACAATGCGAGTTAGGTTGAAGAGAGAAAAAAATGAACTTATCAGAGTATGAGTGGCCCCGGCCTCCGGGGTTCACACCGTTCGCGCATCAGAAGGTCACAGCAGAGTTTTTAGCGAATCAGCGTAAAGCGTTTTGTTTCAACGAGCAGGGCACGGGCAAGACAGCATCCGTGATCTGGGCTGTAGATTATCTGATGAAGTTGGGTTTGGTCAAACGAGTGCTAGTGATTTGTCCGTTGTCCATCATGAAGTCAGCATGGCAAGCCGACTTGTTCAAGTTTGCCATCCACCGTACAGTGGCCGTTGCGCATGGCTCAGCCAAGAAGCGCAAAGAGATTGTTGAGGCTGGGGCCGAGTTCGTTGTCGTTAACTTCGATGGTGTCGGCATCATCAAGAAGCAGATCATGGACGGCGGGTTCGACCTCATCGTGGTGGACGAGGCATCAGCCTACAAGAACGCCCAGACTGTGCGGTGGAAAGACCTGCGCGATTTAACACGGGCCGTCAAAGGACTGTGGATGCTCACGGGTACGCCTGCTGCGCAGTCCCCTGTGGATGCTTACGGACTGGCAAAGCTGGTCAACCCCAACGGTGTGCCGATGTTCTTTGGGCAGTTCCGCGATAAGGTCATGAACAAGGTCAGCATGTATCGGTGGCTCCCAAAGCCGGATGCGTCCCAGACTGTCCATACCATCCTACAACCAGCCATACGCTTCGAGAAAAAGCAGTGCCTGGACCTGCCCCCGGTGACTTTCACCGAGCGCGAAGCCCCGATGACACCCCAGCAAAAGAGTTTCTACAAGCGCCTCAAGGACGAGATGCTGATCGAAGCAGCAGGGGAAGAAGTCTCTGCGGTCAATGCGGCTGTGAAGATTAACAAGCTGCTCCAGATTGCTTGCGGGTCGGTGTATACCGACAACCATGAGGTGGTGGACTTTGATGTATCCAACCGGCTGAATGTGGTGCAGGAAGTTGTTGATGAGTCGAGCAACAAGGTGCTGATCTTTGTGCCGTTCACGCACTCCATCGAAGTGTTGGCCAAGCATCTAACCAAGAACGGCGTAACGTGTGACGTTATTAACGGCGCAGTGTCGGTTAATCGGCGCTCCGATATTGTCCAGCGGTTCCAGAGTCAGCCTGACCCCAAGGTGCTTGTCATCCAGCCAATGGCCGCATCCCACGGGCTTACCCTAACCGCCGCCGACACGATTATTTGGTACGCTCCCTGCACCAGCGTAGAGACGTACCTGCAAGCCAATGCCCGTATCGACCGCCCCGGTCAGGTCAACCCCATGACCATCGTGCATATCACAGGCAGTCAGGTGGAAACCCGGATGTACTCGCTACTGCGGGGCAACATCGCCAACCACCAGCAAGTGATTGATTTGTACCGTCAAGAAATTTCTTCACAAGAGACTTGACAATGTACAATCTTGTGCTAAACTAATCCCCACAACAACAGGAGTTAACATGGAAATGAACGAAGCGGTTCAGGGAGATTCGACCCCGAACCCCACCCTCGACAAGCTGACGCAGGTGTATCTCAAGATACGCGACGCGAAGGACACACTCACAGCGCAATACAAACAGCAGTGCGCCGATCTGGAAGAACAGATGGGCGTCATTGAGACGCAGATGCTCGACACCTGCAAAGCTTTCAACGCGGATAGTATCCGCACCCCACACGGCACAGTCATTCGATCGGTTAAGTCACGGTACTGGACGAATGATTGGGATTCGATGCACACGTTCATCGCTGAACATCACGCATTTGGCCTGTTAGAGAAGCGCCTTCATCAAACACACATGAAGGAATTTCTTGAAGAGAATCCAGACGTTTACCCAAAAGGGATGAATGTCGAAAACACATACACCGTGGTTGTTAGACGCGCAAAGGAAAATTGAAATGAGCAACATCGCTTTACTGAACCAAGACCTCCCCGACTTCCTGCAAACCGCTGGAGTCAGTGACCTCACTAAACAACTCGCTGGCCGTACTGGCACTAAGCGCATCGTCCCCAAGAACGGCATCTTCCGCAAGGTTGTCGGTGGCGAGGAGATGGGCAAAGTGAAAGGCACGATGGACGTTATCGTTGTCAGCGCCTCCCCCAAAGTGGGCCGCATCTTCTACGCGAAGCAGTGGACCCCTGACGCCGAGCCGACTGCACCTGATTGCTTCTCCAATGACGGCAATGCGCCTGATGCGGGGTCTGCCAACAAGCAGTCTGATCGTTGCGACTCCTGTTCGCAAAACATAAGCTTGGACTACGTGGTTACCCAGATGAGCTTCAACGAGGACAACGACAACCAGTCCATTCTGTTCACCCCCGTGCGCTTCATCGACAAAGCGCAATACGAAGTGACCAGCAAGGTTGCCGCCAAGCCCGAGGTGCAGAAGATGGTGACGATGACCCCGTATCAGGCCGACGTGTCTGGTCGTGCGCCTAAGTTAGCCGCCTCTGCTCCTACCCCCGCCCCACAAGCCGCCGCCGAAGAGGTTGACGAGCCCAAGAAGCGTGAGTCGAAGAAAGCTGAAACCCCCGCACCCACTGCCAAGAAAAACTTGGACTCTGTGGTTGCGGCATGGACTGACGAGGAATAAGCATGAGCTATGGTTACAGCCAGAACTTGGTGGAGGCCAATAAAAAAGCCGATGCCGAGTCTCTGGGCGTAGCCTTGGGCCGTCTGTGTATCGAGAACGGGATTCCCGTGGGCATCATTGCGGAAACACTGGGGGTAAGTCGCTCCACGATTTACAACTGGTTTTGGGGCGTCACCGTCCCAATCCGCGCCCACAACGAACAGATCGAACGATTCATAGCACGACACAAGAAGCGCAAATAACATGTCCGACTTCGATCTACTTGACACCGTGCTGCCTACGGATGGGCGGTACTGCGTGATTGGGATTGGGGACTATGTAGACCAACGCTTTGCGGATACGAGGGAACAAGCCGAAGAACTCATCGAGGAATTCAAGCAGCAGCAAGTCAACGTGTATTTTGGGTGCGCCAAGTTTGGCCCACTGAACAACAGAACGCACGAGAACGTAGCTTTTGTCAGAGCCCTATGGCTGGACATTGACTGCGGCCCGACCAAAGGTGTGCCCAATTCCAAAGGGAAGATCGAAGGCTATCTGGACCAGCAAATAGGGCTGGACGAGTTCAAGAAGTTTTGCAAGGCAGTCGGCTTACCTAGACCGATACTGGTGAATTCTGGAAACGGCATTCACGCTTACTGGTTGCTTGAAGAGACACTGACCCGCACCGAGTGGGAGCCTCTTGCCAAGCGCCTGAAACAACTGTGTAAAGAGCACGGGCTGATTGTCGATGAAAAAGTGTTTGAGGCATCGCGTGTATTGCGCCCGCCTGGAACGCTGAACTACAAGAAAGGTTTGGAGACCAAGCCGATCAGCATGTGGAACGAAGTCACGCCGAGGATGACGGTGGCGCAAGTACGGGAGTTGCTGGGAGCACCCGAGCCTGACCCCGAAGAAGACAAGCCTGACTTCATCCCAAGCTCGATCAGTCCGATGATGGAAGCACTGATGGCCAACAAGGTCAAGCGGTTCAAAACCATCATGCTCAAAGCAGAGAACGGTTGCCCTCAACTCAATT